GACTGGCAGCCCTGTTGGTGACGGCGCGGCGCTATGTTCGTCTGCTCACCCATCTTTGTCTGGTAACCAGCGCAACTTGCTGTCTACTGCGGCTGACCTCAACGAGACTTCGCTTGAGCAAATGCTGATCGACATCGCGGGTATGACTGACGAACGCGGTCTGAAGATTGCTGTACGCGGCATGAAGCTTATCATTCCGAAAGAGCTTCAGTTCATCGCAGAGCGAGTTATCAACTCGAACCTGCGTTCGGGCACTGCGGACAACGATCTGAACGCCATGAAGAGCATGGGTATGTTGCCTGAAGGTGCAGTGGTTAACCACTTCCTGACAGACACCGACGCATTCTTCATCAAGACTGACGCTCCTAACGGCTTCAAATACTTCAACCGTTCGCCAATCAAAACGGCAATGGAAGGAGACTTTGACACCGGTAACATGCGCTTTAAAGCGCGTGAGCGTTACAGCTTCGGCGTTTCCGACTGGCGCTGCGTATTTGGTACTCCCGGCGCGGCGTAATCTGTGGTATAAGAGAAGTGGGTTTTTCATTACCCACCTCCCTGATGACTGCACTTGGGGCCTCTTACGAGGCCCCTTTCTTTTTATCTCAAGCTAAGTTATAGTCACGATAGGGCTTAACATTAGCTTTGCAGACAGGGGTCGGCCCACCTGACATTGCACGGACTGCGAAGCGAAACCTTGTGCAAGGGGTATTAAAATGGCTTCGACTACTTTCTCTGGTCCAGTGACCTCCACCAACGGTTTTGTTGGTGACATCAAAGTTCCCACCTATACAGTTGCGACTGCACCTTCTGCTTCTTCGGCAGGCGCGGGTACGCTTGTGTATGTTTCTGACGGCGCGGCAGGTTCTGCAATTCTTGCGTTCTCTGACGGCACCAACTGGAAGCGTTCTGACACTGGCGGCACTATCGCGGCATCATAAGGAGGTGAAACATGAGCAATCGGTTTCAGCCACCTTCTGAAGAAGAACTAGCAGCTCGCGGCATTAAGGTCGAAAAAGTTCGCGCACGTAATGACGACGGCACGTTGAAGGCTGATGATCCTTCGACGCCTGACGTTAATGAGGCGTGGGAAGAAAAACCTGTTAAAAAAGCCGCTCCCAAAAAAGTTGCTAAGAAAACAACGAAGAAAGCGGAGAGCAAATAATGGCTAATTCTGACATTAAATCCAAATACTTTGCTGCCGATGGCGACGCGGCGGATGCAGATAGCATCTGCCAATCTCAAACTCCTGCAAGCGGTGGCGAGCAAAACTTGACGATTAACGGCGCAAACGCTTCTGGCGGGGTGGCAACGTTTACCGCAGCTCGCAAAGTAACCATTACTTCTGCGGGTACGGACGACGGGCGGACTTTCACTGTTGTTGGCACAGACGTCCATGGTGACGCTCAAACAGAAAGCATTGCTGGACCAGATACTGCGGCGGTAACTACCACTGCGTATTTCAAGACGGTGACCCAAGTCACGGTTGATGACGATACCGATGGAGCAATCACGGTTGGAATGTCCGCAGATGCTTTGGAAGTTATCTTTGCAGGTCGTATGCGCCTACGTGGTCTTTACATTGTAAATTCTGGCACGGCGGGTTCCGTTTCTGTGCGTGATGGAAGTGCGACAGGCACTGCAAACGTTACGTTGGGAACGGTTGCTGACGCGACTGTAATTAGCGATGTGGAAATGCGTGATAACGGTATCATGTTCGAAAACGGTGGGTACGTGGCTTACACGCAAACCGGTCCGGGCTTTACCAGCATTACAGGATTTTACGCATAAATGATGTGACTGGGGGCATTTCATAATGGCTACAACGAAAGACGTTAAGAAACTGCCCTCCGGCAGAATAAAGTACCGGGGAGAGACCTTTGCAGGATATAACAAACCAAAGCGGACACCCGGTAAATCAAAGAAAAGTGCTGTTCTGGCAAAAAAGGGCAGTGAAGTTAAGTTGGTTCGTTTCGGCGATCCGGACATGGCAATTAAAAAAGATCAACCGGGACGTCGAAAAAACTTTAGAGCGCGTCATTCGTGCGGGACAGCAAAAGACAAGTTCAGCGCCCGTTACTGGTCATGTAAAGCTTGGTGAGGACGATATGCGAGTAGAAGACGTCTTAGCCAAACTGGAAAAGCATGAAGCTGAGTGCAATCTGCGCTACCAGAACATTGAGGAAAAGTTGGCCGACCAGAAGTCTACGTTGAAAAGCTTGGACATTAAAATTTGGGGGCTGGCCATTTTAATTCTTGTTGCTCCTGTAGTGCATAAGTTCTGGGGAGTTTAATGGGTCTTGCTTTTTTAAAACCATCTCTTGAAGTAGAAAAAGCCGTTTATCACGAGTTGGTAGACTGGTCTTCCACGGTCTTAGAAAAAGCAAGCCCTTACTTTAACAACCTCCCGCCCTGTCCATACGCACGTCAAGCTTGGGCCGATGGCCGCGTAGCGGTATTGTATAAGTACGAAGCTAACAAGCAGTCGTTGTACACGACAGTTTCTCAGTTCGACGACAACTTCGATGTCGCAATTATTGTCGATTTTAAATACGACGAAGACCCCGAAATCTTTCACACCTATTTAGACGAGATGAACGACGTCATTGCTGACGGCATGTTTATTGATCGTGATATTTGGGTAATGGGTTTTCATCCGGATGACGAGGAAAGCGATTTCGTAAAAGACGTCGAACATGGCTTTGAACCTCAAATTGATGCTGAATACGCAATGATTTTTGTACAGAGATTGTCTAAGTTGCAGGAAGCGGCAGACAAGCTCGACAAAAAGGGCTATTATGATACATATAATGGCCAGTATAACGCCCGTGAAATCTTTGAAAAGCGGGAGCGTCTGTATAGGAGACTGAAAGATGGCAATGAAACCTAAAAAGATGCGCGGCGGCGGCATGGTTAAGAAAATGCGCGGCGGCGGAATGGTCAAGAAGATGAAGAGCGGCGGTGCCGTTCGAACTTCTAGCAAGCGCGGCAGCAAAAAAGGCTGTGCGGTAAGGAACGCGTAATGGCAAAACGGGGCTTGTACGCAAATATTCATGCAAAGCGCAAACGCATTGCAGCGGGGTCTGGCGAAAAGATGCGCAAGCCCGGCAGCAAAGGTGCGCCAACTGCAAAAGCGTTCAAGAAATCCGCTAAAACTGCCAAGAAGCGGGGGACTAAGAAGTCATGACGACATCCGGTAGCAAAGATTTTGAGCTAGACGTAGCCGAATACGTCGAAGAAGCCTTCGAGCGGTGTGGTCTTGAGGTTCGTACTGGTTACGACCTCAAAACTGCCAAGCGTTCGCTCAACCTGTTGCTGGCGGATTGGGCTAACCGCGGCTTGAACCAGTGGACGATTAAGCAGCGCACGGTCACGCTGGCTGTTGGAGACGGTGAATACGACCTCGGAAACGATGTGATCGACGTTTTGTCGGTGATTTGTCGTCGCGATGGCACAGACTACTCGTTGGAGCGTTTGAGCCGGGACGATTACCTTACCATTCCGAACAAAACTACGCAGGGTCGTCCGAATCAGTTTTTCTTGGACCGCCAAGTAACGCCAAATTTGAAGATTTGGCCTGTTCCAGAGAACACGACGGACGTAATCGTTTATGATGCGCTTACCCGCATGGACGATGCGGACATTTACACCGATACAATGGACATGCCGTTTCGGTTTTACCCCTGTTTAGCAGCGGGTCTGGCCTATTACATTGCTTTGAAGCGGGCACCGAACCGTGTTCAGATGCTAAAAGCCGTGTATGAAGAGGAGTTTGAACGCGCAGCGACGGAAGACCGTGACCGGTCGTCCTTCAACGTCGTTCCGAAGTACGAATATTATAGGGCGGGGTAAATGGCTAAGTTTGCTTCCGGAAAAAACTCATGGGCTATCTCGGATCGTTCCGGGTTCCGTTATCCATACCGCGTGATGAAGCGGGAATGGAACGGATTGCTTGTGGGTCCGGACGAATATGAGCCAAAACATCCGCAATTGGGGCCGTTCCGCAAGGTTGTGGACCCAGAAGCCCTTGAAAACGCAAGACCTGACCGTGTTGAGCCGCTAGACGTGTTTGTCGGTGTGCCTCTGGTCGAAGCCCCAACTCTGAAACCGGCCCAAGGGTTCGGTAAGGTGGGCCAAGTGACGGTGGTGACATGAGCTTTACATACGATCAGCTAACGCAGGCCATTCAAGACTACACACAGTACGACGAAAGCTCGTTTGTGGCCAATATTCCTGTGTTTATTGTGCAGGCAGAGGAGCGTATCCTCAAAAACGTCCAATTAAGCCTGTTCCGCAAGAACGTTAGCGGCGCAATGTCGGCTTCGAACAAGTATTTGGCTTGTCCAAGCGACTTTTTGGCTCCGTTTTCGCTTTCTTTCACAGATGCCAGCTCAAATCAGGTGTTTTTGGACTTTAAAGACCCAGATTTCGTGCAATCTTTCAATCCAAACGCGGCTACGACGGGGAATCCACGTTATTACGCTGTTTTTGACATCAATAACTTCATTTTGGGCCCGACACCGGACGCCAGCTACGATGTGGAGCTTCATTACTTCTATCGTCCGCTGAGTTTGACGCAGTCTGGCGGCAGCGGCACGACATGGCTGAGTGAAAACGCTCAGTTGGCTCTTTTGTACGGCAGCTTGATCGAAGCTTACATCTTCATGAAGGGCGAGCCTGATATAATGCAACAGTACGAAAAACGGTTTGCTGAAGCGATTACCGGTCTGAAAATGTTCGGCGAGAGCAAAGAAGTCACCGATGAATATCGTACTGGTATGGTTGTGAGGCCGAAACAATGAGTTTTCCAGCATTAGATATGAATATTGACCCCGGTTTTACGGTGGAGGTACACACCACCAGCGGTCGCGGGTTTACTCCAGAGGAAATCGCTGAACGTGCGGCTAATAAGATTATTTCTATTAGTGATGACGCGAACCCTGCTATTCGGGCACAGGCACATGCCTTTCGCAAGCAAATTGTAAAGCTTTTAGAAATTTACATGCGCGAAGCGATAAAAAGTGATAGAACCACTGTGTACAACGCGCTAACCGACGCAGGCCACAAGGAGCTTGCTGAACTGATAAGGAGACTGTGACATGGCTTTCTCAGGAAACTACATGTGTACATCCTTTAAGAACGAGCTTCTTTATGGTGTACACGACTTTGATGCCTCGACGGGCGACACTTTTAACATCGCGCTTTATACGAGTGCCGCGACGCTAGATGCGTCGACGACTGCGTATTCGGCAACGAACGAAACCAGTGGCACCGGCTATTCGGCGGGCGGTCAGGCTTTAACTAACGTAAACCCGACGACTTCTGGTACGACGGCTTTCACTGATTTTGCAGACGAGACTTTCACGACTGCAACCATTACTGCTCGCGGCGCGTTGATTTATAACACAACTCCAAACACAGATTCGCTTTCGGTATCTAATCCGGCGGTAGTTGTTTTGGATTTTGGCGGGGACAAGACGTCCACCGCTGGCGACTTCACCATTGTGTTTCCAACCGCAGACGCAAGTAATGCGATTATTCGGATAGCGTAATGACTGATGTTGTCGTTCCAATCGGCGGCTGGGGCCGCTCTGGTTGGGGCGAAGGCCCGTGGTCCCAGAGCGGTTTCCCGCTACTCACGGGCTCTGTTGGCTCGGTAACCGTTGTTGCGGAAGCAAACGCACCGGTTACTGGGATAGCAGCGACGGGTAATGTTGGCAGTGTAACGGTAGTTGCCGAAGCCAACGTATCTGTCACCGGGGTTGCTGGCACGGGTCAGGTTGGCTCTGTCGGCGTCATCGGCGAGGCCAATGTAGACGTGACCGGGGTTTCCGGTACTGGCCAAGTCGGTTCCGTCAGTGTTACGGCTGACGCAAACGTCTATCCAACCGGACTGGCTGCGACAGGAGCTGTTGGCTCTGTTTCAGTTACCGCAGATGCAAACGTTAACGTTACGGGAGTTGCTGGAACTGGCGAGGTAGGCACTGTTAGTGTCGATGCCGAGGCCAATGTTCCGGTTACGGGCATTGCGGCCACGGGTTCTGTTGGGTCTGTTACCGTTATTGCCGCTGCGGATGTAGCTGTCACGGGCGTGTCGGCTACTGGTCAAGTCGGCCAAGCGGCGGTAGATGCGGAAGCCAATGTTCCCGTTGTTGGTCTTGAGGCAACAGGTGGGGTTGGGTCTGTCTCAACTCAAACCGATCAAAACATTAACGTCGACGGCGTATCGGCGACAGCAACAGTTGGTAGTGTTACCGTAGATGCGGGCGCTATCGTGAATGTAACAGGAGTGAGTGCGACAACTGAGACTGGTACGGTACTTGTATATGGCCGGATTGTTCCAAATCAAAATCCGGGTTATAGTGAGGAAACACCAAGTCAAAGTCCAACGTGGTCTGAGGAGTCGCCAGCACAGAATGCTAATTGGACACCAATAGCAGCGTAGAGGAATTGAGAGATGCCAAGCACCTATACAGTTAACCTCGGTATCGAGAAACCGGCTACCGGTGAACAGTCGGGTACTTGGGGTGATACCACAAACATTAACTTTGACCTTCTGGATCAGGCGATCAACGGATGTCTTTCCCTGACACTTGCTTCGGCGGGCACTTCGGGTTCTCCGAATACGCTGGCGATTAGCGACGGCGCGACCTCGGATGGCCGCAACAAATGGATTGAATTTGTTGACGGTGGCGATTTGGGCGCGACGGCTTATGTTCAGCTTACGCCGAATGATGCGGAAAAGATTGTTTTCATCCGCAACAGCTTGTCTGGTAGCCGCTCGGTAATTCTTTTCCAAGGCACATACGATGCTGGCCGCGACCTTGAGGTTCCGGCGGGTGTCGACATGGTAGTCAAATTTAGTGGAGGCGGAGCCACTGCGACCACTACTGACATTTTTACCAAGCTCCGCGCGACAGAAATCACCACACCCACGCTTACCACGGACGACCTCACCGCAGGAACCGCAGACATTAATGATGGTACGGTCGAAGCGGTCATTGGCGGTACTACACCGAAGGCGGGCACGTTCACGAATTTGACGGCCAACACGGACCTAAGTCTTGCCACGGGTGCAACGGTCACCGGCATCAACACGACTACAAATATGTCCGATGCGTCTGCCACGACGTTGGCGACATCGCTTTCTATTAAAACGTATGTTGATGACCAAGTAGCTACGGTGGATACGCTGGCCGAAGTTTTGGCAAACGGCAATACGTCTGGCGCGAACAATCTGATTATCGATAGCGGTCAGGCGCTTACTGCAAATACGATCAACGAAACCACTGCGGGAAGCGGTGTGACCATTGACAGCGTCTTGCTTAAAGACGACGGCGTCAATGCGACGAACCTTGAGATTACCAACATCAAAGCCAACGACGGCACGGCGGCGGGTTCAATTGCGGACAGCACAGGCGCGTTTACTATCAACTCGTTTATCTCAAACTCGGTTAATATTGGCGGCGGTGCGATTGACGATACCACGATTGGTGCTTCGACTGCGTCTTCCGGTGCCTTTACGACATTAAATACTACAGGCGTTCTCACGGTTGATGCGGAGGCCATTTCTGTAATTAAGTCTGGAATTGCTTCCGACATTCTTCGTTTGCAAAATGACGCGGGCTCTTATGTATTTGGTTACGCAAGCTCTATTGCTTCAGTAGACCTTGGGGCCTCTGATGTGATGCGGTGGCGTCACAGCTCTACTGAGAGTTTTCGGACCACAGCCTCCGGACCGGTAGTGAACGAAGTAAGCAATGCCTCCGTTGACTTCCGCGTCGAGAGCGACAGCAACACTCACATGTTCTTTGTTGACGCTTCTGGCAATCAAATTGGGATTAACACAACTACATTAAACACATACACGCAAACAACAGCAGTCGGTAATACAAAGGCAGAGTATAACGCCACACAATGGGCTAGTTTCTCAGGCGCACAAGACGGCTCTGGGATGTTGGCGCAGAACCTGTTTCGTTGGCACGATGGCTCAACCACAAGAACAAGCTATGTGAACAGCCACGGTTCTATCGGTGGGGCGGGTGTTCTGGTCGGCTCTCCTTGGAACGCAGGTGCGTTGGTTGCTACCGACACCGCTGGCACGGCAGGGGCGGAAGCTACCGATCTACAAACCCAGCTTTCGTGGCGGCAAGGCTTCTTAACGATTAACACCGATGGAGAGGACGTCGACTTCCGCGTCGAGAGCGTTGGCAACTCTAATATGATCGGTCTTGATGCAGCCAATAATGTTCTCGGAATCGGCAAGTTTGGTAGCACAGCCGGGGCGACAACTAAAGGGGCGTATTTTAACGATTCGGCTAGCAACTTTTTCCACTTCGTCGTGACGCACGAAAACACAACTGTCGGAAACGCAGTAGCATACTTTAATCGTCAAAGCTCTGATGGTAATTTGATTGAGTTTCGTCAAGCGGATTCAGCAGAAGGCACAATCTCTGTCTCAGGATCAACGGTGTCTTATAATGGTTTTTCGGGTCGCCACGAAAGTTCTGGAATACCAACAACCACTGTGAAGGGGACGGTAGTTTCAACAATAGACGAGCTAGACACTTATCTTGCGGGGCCAAAACAAGGCCAAACTCGTGCGGATCACGCAAAAGTAAAGATTTCGGACACTGCGGGAGAATCTTGCGTTTACGGCGTTGTCGATGATTTTGATGAAAACGGAAAAGTGAACGTAATTTCCGTGGGTATCGCTGCGGTGCGCGTAACGGGTGCTTGTGGCAAAGGCGACTTACTTGAAAGCAACGGTGACGGAACAGCTAAAGTACAATCAGATGACATTGTACGCAGCAAAACACTTGGGAAAGTAACAATCGGAAACAGTGACACAGGGGTTAAACTTGTATCCTGTGTCATGTATTGCGGATAACCCCCCAGCCATAAAAGGAGAAAAGACCATGGCTATTACTTGTACTTGGAGCGTCAACAACATGACGCATAACGATGCAGACGGCGGTGTAATCCTCGTCTACTGGTCTTGCGTAGCGGCAAGCGACGGTACTCCGTCCTACACTGCTACAGAGGGCGGCAAGCTCCGTTGTGAGCCTGACCCCGCAAGCCCGACATACATCCCCTACGCCGATCTGACTGAAGCAGACGTGCTGAACTGGGTGTATGCAAGCCTTGTCGAAGGCGACGAAACCCCTGCGGAAGCGAAAGCCCGCGTCGAAGCAAACCGCACCGCAAAAGTTCAAGGTCAGATCGACCGCGCAAACACACAGTCCAGTGGGATGCCTTGGGCGACTGCATAATTGAAACCTCAACAATAGGAGATCACGATGGCGAAAGATGAAAAGAAAACCATCACGGTCAACGGCGAAACGCACAACGTTGATGATCTGACCAATGAGCAAATCGCCATGGTCAACCACATTACTGATCTCGACCGCAAGCTTTCGAGCGCACGGTTTAACGTAGATCAGCTCATGGTCGGACGTGAAGCGTTTGTGGACATGCTAACCCGCTCGCTTGCCGAAAAAGCAGAAGAGCCTGAAGTAGTGAACGGATGATATGCCTCTTACCAAGTTACAGTTCAGACCCGGGATTAACCGTGAGGTAACCTCGTACACCAACGAAGGTGGTTGGTACGACTGTGACAAGGTCAGGTTTCGATACGGCTTTCCGGAAAAGATTGGTGGTTGGCAGAAATATTCTGGCACCACCTTTCTCGGCACTTGCCGGGCACTGCATCCGTGGGTCGCGCTTGCTGGTGAGCAGTATTTGGGCGTGGGAACGCACCTAAAATACTACATCAACGAGGGCGGCGGCTACTCTGACATCACGCCTATTCGTGATACGACCGCTGCGGGGGCGATAACGTTTGCCGCAGCGGCCAACACATTGAATGCCAACGTCTTAGATAACGATACGACGATTACTTTGTCGTCGACGACGGGCTTTCCAAGCACCGGCTACGTCAAAATCAACTCCGAAATTATCTTCTATGCGGCTGTTTCAGGTAACGACCTGACAAGCTGCCTTCGAGCGCAGTTTGATACGACGGCTACGGCGCATACCAGCGGCGACGCGGTTACTTGCGCGACAATCACGGTAAATGACACGGATCACGGCTGTAACGACAACGATTTTGTCACGTTTTCTGGCGCTGTATCGCTAGGAGATCAGATCACTGCCGACATCTTGAACCAAGAATATCAGGTGGTTCACGTCGAAGACGACGACACCTACTATATTACAGCCCGCATTGTTTCGACAATCCCAAGCATCACCGTTTCTGGCGGTTTGGACGAAACGCCTGTTTTTGCCACGACAAGTGACAGCGGCAACGGAGGCGCGGCAGTAGTAGGCGCATATCAGATCAACACCGGTCTGGACACCACGGTTGTGGGTGCAGGCTGGGGTGCTGGGACTTGGTCCCGCGGCGCGTGGGGCTCGGCAGCCAACTTGTTGGCGCAGGGTTCTAAACTTCGAATTTGGAGCCATGATAACTTCGGCGAAGACTTGCTGTTTAACGTCCGCGACGGTGGTATTTACTATTGGGACAAAACCAACGGAACTGGCACCCGCGGCGTAAGTTTAGATTCCCTTGCGGGGGCTAACTATACGCCGACCGTGGCCAAGCAGGTAATTGTCTCAGACCGTGACCGCCATGTGATTGCTTTTGGCTGCGATCCACAAAACGATCCGGGCGTACAAGACCCGCTTTTGATCCGGTTCTCTGACCAAGAGAGCTTGACTGAGTGGGAAAGCACCGCGCTGACAACGGCAGGGGACTTGCGCCTCGGCTCGGGGTCCGAGATTGTGACTGCGGTCGAAACGCGCCAGCAAGTGGTGGTCTTTACGGACACGTCACTATACGCGATGCAGTATTTGGGACCGCCGTTTACCTTTGGTATCCAGCTTATTTCTGAAAACGTGACAATTGGCAGCCCACTGGCAGCCATTCCTGTTGACGATCAGATTTTCTGGATGGGTATTTCAGAATTTTACATGTACAGCGGCGCGGTTCAGCGCATTCCTTGTTCTGTACGTGATTACGTCTTTGATGACATCAACACGGGTCAGTTTGACAAGGTCACTGCGGCGCTAAATGCTGAAAATACTGAGGTCTGGTGGTTCTATCCAAGCTCTAGCAGCTCTGAAAACGACCGCTATGTCGTCTATAACTACCAAGAGCAGGTCTGGTACTACGGTAATTTGGCTCGTACTTGTTGGGTGGACCGTGGTATTGCGCAATATCCAGTAGCGGCGGCTCCAGATAACTATCTATATAACCACGAATTTGGGTTTGACGACGGCAGCGTGTCTCCGGCAGGCGCAATAACGGCATATGTAAGCTCCAGCCCCATGGACATGGGCGACGGTCAGCAATTTACGTTCTTGAGCAGGCTTATTCCTGACGTTGGGTTCAGAAACTCCAGCGCACCGGTGCCTTTGCTCGATATTACGACGCGTGTCCGCAATTACAGCAACGGTAATTACCTCAAAACGGTGACCAGTCAGGTTGGAGACGATACGGAACAGATCAATCTCCGGCTTCGTGGTCGTCAGTTCAGTATTCAGGTCCAGTCCGATGACACGGGAGTTGCATGGCGTTTGGGTAGTCTGCGCTACGACATGCGACCAGACGGGAGGCGCTAATGGCTTCTCGTGGGCAACCGTTTCCGTACTTTCCAATTCCTCCGGCGCAATACGACCAGCGGTATTTAAACGAGGTCGTTCGTGCGTTTTCGGTCTTTGCTCAACAATCTTTGAACCCCGGACCTTTTCGCGCTACCGAACTGACATTGACGCAATCCACGGGGAACGTGGACCGCGGCCAGATGACGTGGAACCTCAACGAAGAGACGGTCGACATTACGATGGGCGACGGAGTTGTCCAGCAGGTGGGTTTTGAGACCTACATGCGGGTCAAAAACGACACCGGCAGCCAAATCAACAATGGCGAAGTC